TCTTTGCAGTTTGGTTCTCACTGCAGAGTAATTATTTGATTTAATAGCTGATTTCCCATTAATTTCTCTTTTACGGGCTAGCATCCTTTGATAATGCTTGATACGTTTATATAGTTTTTGCAGTTTAACAGGCAAAACATTGATTTGTCCATCTGTGTAATTAAAGTGACCGACATTGACATCAACTGCTGTCTTTTGATGAGTTTTAGATTTATATTCAATCTTTTCTTCATAGGGAAGAGCCGCATAATAAGCGTTTTTTTCTTTGAAGATACTTACTACTTTAACTTCACTCATCTTTAAGGCCTCATAACTAGACAAATCAAACCAAAACTCTTTTGAGATGCTTCTTGGTTTATCAAGGCGAAGCTTGCCATTAACAATCTTAGCTCGATCAGTTTTAAAGCTTTGTCTAGGGGCTTTCTTTGATTTGAAACTAGGCTTACCCCAATCAGATTGAGCCTTATCAAAGAAGTTCTTCCAAGCATTAGCCAAATCTTTAACCACTAATTGAAGACAACGTGCAGATAATTCATACTGCCAATCTTCTTTCTTAGCTACTAATTCATCACGGACCCTGCGTTCATTAGGGCTAGGATTATCTTTTTTATTTAATGTATGAGCTTCATACATTAATTGCCAAGTTTCAAATCCTTTGTTCCAGCAATACCTACGATAGTCGCACAAATTATCAAGATGCTTTTGCATTGTTTTATTAACTTTTAGCTTAACTACTTGAGTTTTAATCATTGCTTCACCTCCTAAAATACAAACATAAGTTTATCTAAGGAAGGAAAGCAAAACAAGTAAGTATTGAATTAAAGCTTATTTTCCATGTTTAGCTTTCTAAATAAGCCTAATTTTCTATCTTCTTCTATAAATTTCTATATTTTGGTTAACAGTTAATCAGCTCCTTTTGAATACGTTTCATATCTCTCGTCTCTGTCCTTTATTTTTTGCAATAAAAAAAGCCTTTATTAAGGCTGTCTCTTTGTGTTGAGATTAACTTTTTAAAACATTAGTCGATTAATTAATAACGATATCTAGTGAATTTAAGCTTAGAATCGATCTCTCAGCACATATATGATTTATTTACCTGCTTGACCAGCGTCTTTGATGAAAGTTTGGTCAGGAAATACTCGGTCGAACATTTTCTTCAAACTGAAATCTTTGTTCTTTTCCCAGTAAACCGCGTATGGTTCCTTGTCAAAGCCATCGTATGACATTGCAGTGTAAGTTAAGTTATCATCTTCACGAGTTTGTGCAGTATCTGTGTTAGTCTGAATGTTTTGAGAAGCCTTTGCTAAGGTTCCACGTCCAAAACAGTAGAAGACTCTTGAGTGGTAGATTGGATCTTCTGCTACACCAATTAGTCCTACTTCAACTGGGGTTTTTCCTGGTACCCAACCACCGTCACCTAATGCTACACGTCCGAGAAGCTTATTAAGCTTTTCAGGATTTACCATGTTAGAATCAATGGCGACTGTAGGTGAACTGGTTCCCACAGAAGTATCAACGATTTCATTATTCCCAACAATCTTAGTAGTAGTACCTGTCAAGTTGGTAATGTTGAAACTCTTAGAACCTAAGTTTCCATTTTCCTTTTTAGTATCGATTTCAAAAATACCGGTTGCGTCCACGCCTTGGTCTCCAAGGGCAACGTGACCATTTGGTAATTTAATGCCAGTATAAATCGTTTTTAGACCGATAGTTGCCATTAAATAATGTCCTCCTTCTGATAGTTAAATTTGAGTGTATTTGTTATGTTCTGCTGATCTGGACTAATTACATGCCCTGCATTTGCATAGCAAACAAAACCGTGGGCAAATAAAAAGGACTTGATTTGTTTTTCAAGTCCTTCCATATCTTTCATGTAATTTTTCGGATAATAAAATTCAATTTGCAGTCGTCGTCTTTCAAAGATAGGTACACCATTTCCATATCCGTGACGACCGCCAGGTGCTTCTGACACAACAATAATTGCATCAGTTTTAGTCTTATCTTTTTGGCTAATCATAAAAGAGTGAACATGTTCGCTCTTTAAGCCGTCAAATTGACTAATATTCTTTTTAATAAGAGAAACTACTTGTGCTGCCGGTGTCATTTTATAAACCTACTCTCTTATCCATAACTGCTTTTGCAGCTTGAGCCATAGCTTTTATAACAGCATCATGAGTTTCATCCTCGGTACTTTCCCAGTAATGTTCCCCAGGAATGTATTTATATGGTCCACCATACTGATTGCTTGATTGCCAACCATCGTTAATAAAGCGAGCAATATAAGCTTTATTGCCTTTTTTTGAAAAGCCCACCTCAATTGAGCCATCTTTATTAACATTTTTAACCAAAGTATCCGCCATATGTTCTGGATACCCTACTGGTTTTCTAGTGGGATCCTTATGTACGTCTACCTTTGTTTTTAACACTGGATAAAAAGCACCCATCCCAGTGTTATTAACAAAAGTACGTTCTTGCATCGTCCAAGATTTGCTAATTTCATCAATAGCACGATCAAAATTATCCTCGTTAAGAATTTCACTCATGCATGATGCACCTCTTTCCTCTTGCACGTGATTAAGTCAAATGAATTAGCCGTTAACCCATCATCCCTATTGATGTGTGTGATTGTGTATTCCTTGCCATCTAAGCGTAAAATCATATCACTAGTGATGTTTTTGTCATGACGAACAAAGAAAGTCATTAAATCTCCTTGATTAGAACCAGCAAAAGTAGCTTCTTGGGTTTGGCTCAAAGTCCATTGACCGGCCCATTTTGTAAATTGTGGTACAAAGCCATCCACTGCTTCGCCCGTATTAGGATTAATTTCGTCGGTTGGACCCATTATGCCAAATTCAAGTCTATATCGCATTCGTGCAATATTGATGCTAGTATGCTTAGTCACTAGTTTTCATTCCTTTCTCCGTCGTCATGATCGTTTTCTTTATCTTCAAGCCAAACTCGATAACGATAATCGTCTTTCATCGCATTAATAGTCGAATTATAAGTATCTTGAATTTCAAAAGTCATCGCATTTGAAGATGTATCACGGTTGTTATAACTGTGATATGTTTTTAACCAAACTGCGTACTTAAAATTCCAATTATCATCGAAAAAATCGTCAATTCTATCTCCAACTTGACCAATAATATCTCGACGAGCCGATAGCATCATTCCAGTTATCTCTTGATCTTCTAAATCGCCATCAACTTTGCAAAAGTTTTTAACGTCTTGAAGGTCTTCTGGCTCTACTGTTGTTAACAAAGACTTAATTGACATAATTAATCACCAATATGATGTTCACTAATGATGTCTAGCAATTGTTGCTTTGTAGCATTAGATGGATAGCTAATTTGCATAGCGTCTAAGCCTTGTTTTAAGTTAGCTACTGTTCTATCTTTCATAGCTATTCTTTGCGTAATGCCTTTGCCACTAAGTATTCCTGCAACAATTTCATCCTTAGTATCAAATGCGGTTAGTATGTATTGTGTAGAAGGATTCATAGGATCAGGACTCATCTTATTAAGAATAGGTCTAAGCTCATCAATTGATTTGGAATCAAGTTCTTCTTTTGTATATCTGGGCTGAACATTCTCATCTGGCTTTTTGGAGTCACCTGTATCTGATTTTTGGTCATCAGGAGTTGCTGGTTTATTTACGGGCTTGGTATCCCCGCCTGTATCTGGCTTAGTATCAGGCTTTTTGTCATCTGATCCTTTATCGCCAGACGGGGTTGTTATTTTCCCGCGCCATCAACCTTTGCAAGGCGAAATGCACTAGCTAACTTGATTTGGTGGTCAAACCATGCAGTTAATTGGAAGTAGTTCATCCCCTTTTGGTAGTCCTTGTATTGTTCGTATAAAGAACTATTGATTTCGTAGTTCAATTGAGCAAAACTAAAGTCACCAACAACAGGGGTAGTTGCAGCAGAAGTGAACTTAACCGGAACACCTAAAACTGATTCTGGTTGTGCTTGGTAAAGAGTAGCTGAATTATTAGCTAAACTATCAAGCATGTCATAGTAATCACTTCTAGTCATTAAAACTTGTGCGTTATCTTGGAAAGCATCGTCTAAGTCAGCAATAGCTTTACGGATTGCATGGAATAAATCCTTGCCTGAAACAGACTTGATCTTAACAGTGGTAGTATCATAGAAACTCATATGTTCTAAGCCTGCTGGGTTAGAAGTGCCAAGTTGTAATTTACGTTCCTTTAATTGCAATGCAGATGATAGAGCATTATTTACGTATTCAACTAAGCCTGCATCTGAACCAAGTAAAACAGTATCAGAAATACCAGCTCGTACTTTCATTTCATTACGGCCAAAAGTTACTTTATCTGTTTTAAGGTCCATTTCCTTAGCGATTTCACCATCTTTAATGAAATCATCATCAGCAACATCAAATGCAATACGTGGCAAAATTAAGTTAGTTACAGTTGAAATAGTTTCCATTTGACGTAGAGGGTTAGTAGCAAATGGTTCAGAGATTAATTGATTTGATACATTAACTGGTAATAAGTTACCACCCTTAGATGCATCATCGTCCTTTAATTCTTGCTTAACTGAGTTCCACTTTTCTTGGAAGTTGGCATTATCAGGGCGAACAGTCTTACGAATCCATGCAGCTTCTGCTTTAATTAGGCGTTGCTTTGGATCTGCTGGCATTTCTACTTGCTTATCTTTGGCTTCTGCTAATTTGTTCTTAATTTCATCAGATTGAGCTTCTTTAGCCTTGTCATAACGTTCCTTTAAAGTGTTGTAACGTAAAGCCGCACCATCTTTCTTTTGATTCAAAGCCTTAATATCTTCAAGTGCCTTTGGATCTGGATCAGTAGCAGCCTTTGCTAATGCATCTTCGATATCCTTTAATGCTTGACCGGCATTGTAAGTTTCTTGTCGTAATTCATAAATATTCATCTAAAAATTCTCCTTAATGTTTAAAAGTTCAATAGAAAGAGCGCTGCTGGATTGCAACGCTCTCTTTTTAATTTCTTCAAGTTGTTTCATTGTTTCAGAAGATTGTTCATCCTCCTGCTTAACTGAATTGTGTTTTAAAAGCTGTTCTGGCAAATGCTTGAATTTTCTAGCAAATGGATTATTTACAGAAGCAACTGCTTGATTAGGTTCTAATACTTCGTCAGCTAAGCCATAATCAACGGCTTCTTCTGCCGTTAACCAAGTTTCGTTATCCATCAACTCTTTTAAAGTAGATTCGTCTAATTTATCTCCGGCTTTTGCTAAATAAGAAGCAATGCTAGCCTTAGTAATTTGATCTAGATCATCTGCCGCTTTACGCAGTTCATTTGCATTGCCAACTGCCAAGGTATAAGGATTGTGAATCATCATCATACTGTTTGAAGGCATAAAAATAGCGTCACCACTCATTGCGATGACGCTTGCGATTGATGCAGCTAAGGCATCAACATAAATATTCACTTTTGCTTTATTTTGTTTAAGCATGTTGTAGATTGCTATACCTTCAAAAACACTTCCGCCAGGTGAATTGATATGTAAATTAATTTCTTTTACATCCCCTAGTGATTTAAGAGCATCCCTAAACCCTGCTGCTGATGTATCGGAATCTTCCCATTCGTCAGCTACAATTTCGCCATCAATATACATGTCGGCTGTATTGTTTGTTTTCGCTTCCTGTTTGATTGTCAGATAGCTTGGCATCTTCATTTTCGTTGTCGTCATCAGGATTGTCACCTCCTTTCAATTGCGGCACTTGCTTAATATCGGTCGATTTGCTGAATTTATCAGCATCTTCAAGCAAAGCCAAATCTTTAGAGAACCATAATTTATCTGCATTCTTATCTTTAGTTTCAGGTAAATCTTCAAGCTTTCTCAATTCGTTAGGAGTCGCAATTCCGTTTCTAATCATCATTGCGTAAAAACTTGTTCTTGATGCAGTATCTCCACGCATTAAGCCATTGATGTTGAACTTAAAATAATAGCCCCTAGCACGTTGATTTTGCGTTAGGAGCTTTCTGTTAAATTCTGCTTCATATTGTCTTACGATTGGTATTAGAGTCATCTCAACAAACTGGGTCATAATGCTTTCAGAACTTTTAGCATTATTCGTATTGCCGTTATCTAAAAAAGATAGTGGCACGTTAAAAGCATTAGCAATTCTTTGCTTAGTAATATTGGATACGGTTTGGAGATCTCCTGGTTGAAACTTACTTTCATAGCGATCAATCTTAAAACCTTGCTCTTGGAGGATGGCACCTCCATTTTCTTTAATCATTCGTCTGAAATCATCCATAAGTGCTTTACGTCTACCATCACTTACACTTCTGTCATATTGGATGATATAGGCATCTTTTTTATCCATTTCATTCATTGAAAATTCTTCAACTGTTCTAGCAAATTTTAATGAACTAGAAAGCACATCTAATGGACTTATACCAACGAAATCAGATAAAGGACTTATATGTTTAACATGAATGATTTCGGTGTTAAACACTAAAAAATTATAAGTTTCAGAACTAATCTGATACCAAATGTTTCCTGTTTCAACATCTCGCTTAACAACAACAGTTTTTGGATCAATTGGCCACAAATGTTGTGGCAATCCATAATAATCTCTTTCAATCCAGAGATATCCATTGCCATCAACGTTACGAGATGTTTCTAACTGATTTAACAGTTGGAAAGATGTCATAGAGGGATTGGGTTCGACCGTTAATAAATTACTTACAGAGGTAGAAGTTTGCTGATATTTTTTGTATTCATGTAATGGTAAGCTTGAAACAGTGTTGGACAAACGTGTTACAACACTAAAAACTTCCTCATTTGTAGTTAAATCTTGATTTTTAAGACCAAAGAATGGTGTATTAGCCCAGCTACCAAAGTTGTAATGTGGACCTTCCCAACTATTACCTTTAGTCTGTTGAAATGGGTTAAAAAATTTCTTAGCTTTATCCCAAAAGCTCATTTACTCACCCCCTCTCTATTCAGGTAGCCAGCTCATGAACTTAGATTTTACATATTTTAAAAGTCCTTGCTGGGATTGGTTTAACTCAGCTTCATGTACTTTCATTAATTGATGTTTCCAGCTTATATCTTCAAAAAACACAAGCATCTCAATTCTGTTAAAAAGCCTTTCACCACTAGCTCCTCTATTTAAAAGACACCAACTAGCAAGTGATATAGCTTGGTCTTTACCGTATATATCAAAAAAGCTCCACGGATCATTCCGTAAGAGCTTAATTTTTTGTCTTTTGTTCATCTGTAAATCCTTAGCTTAGTATCCACCCATCGGTAGTCCATCAACGTAAATGATAGGTGAACCATCATTCATAGAAGGAAGTGCCATGATTTGTGGATCATAATTATTCGATTGAGTTTGTTCTGGTGTATCTTCATCTGCACATCCAGAACAAAAGCCAATAATTCCAATTATTAATGTAAATAGCAGTATTTTTTCATATTATCTAAAAGAAATAAATTGTGATATTGGCTCCTCACCATCATCTGGCTCAACTAACATATCAATTACACTAACATGTGCATCTAATGCAGCTGCAAAACCATCAATTTTACGTGAACGAGATGACTTAGTAGGCATCCAGTTATCATTTCTATCTGTAATTAATTCGACGTTGTTTAAGTACCATTTAAACATTGATTGCTCATTAAATACGACTTTACCATCAAGCAGTAACTCCTTGAAGTTTTGCATTGGACCACCAAGTGTGAAAAAACCTTGTCTGACTGGTTGTGTCTTAAATCCAAATTCTTCCATCTGCTTATTAAGTCTAATTGCCTTCGCCGGATCATAATTAATTTGCACAATGTTGTACTTTTCAGACATATCTTTAAACCAGTCGTAAACGTAGCTGAAATCGACATAATCACCAGGAATAATTGTTATTTCTCCCTGTTTTTCCCACATTCTTATACGTTCTGGGTTCTTATCTTGTTCATATCTACGATGTGGAATCCAAGAATGCTCTAAAATAAAAACACCGCCATCATCTAGTGGGAACTCCAAGCAAGCAGATGTAAAATCCTCTGTATCAGATAGGTCATAGCCACCAATGCAGTCTCGATCTAAGAGAGTATCCAAATTAATGTGCTGATTATTTTTTTTTAAAATTTCAGGAGTGATGAAACTCATCTCATCAGCATCGGCAAAGATATTGAATCTCTTAGTTAACCAGTCAGCATATTCTCTGGGTACACGCTTAGCTGATTTGAAGTCAGTAATCATATCTACCATTTGCATCAGGCCAATATTAGGATTAGCTTTAACCCATTTAGTAGGATCTTCTGTTTCTTTTTCGTTATCTAAGCTAGCAATGTAGTAAAAAGTACGTGAATTGATGTCATCTTCGTAATTTTTCAGTGTATCTTGTGCTTGTTCGACCATATCCATCAACGGTCCATCAAGTACAAATCCAGCAGTGGTGATGTATACAATCAAAGGTTGAGTACGAGTACCACGACTATTCTTCATTACGTTAATCAAGCTATAATCTTGGTACTCATGAATTTCATCGAACACTGCAAAGTGAACGTTCTCGCCATCCTTATTACTTTTTTCAGCAGACATAGCCATGATTTTACCATCAGTAGCAGGAAAACGGATTTCACTACGATTAGGCACAAATCTCTCACTTAACCACGGAGATTTCTTAATCATGGAACGTGAAGCTTCAAATAATAAGCGAGATTGTTGTTGTGAATTAGCTAAAAAGTAAACATTGGGACCATTTTCTCCATCAAAGCCGGCCATGTAGTCAGCAAGTCCCGATTCTAGTTCAGTTTTCATTGTTGTTAACTGTAAGTTTTTTATCTTACACTCCAGAGGTCACCCTCATTTTCATCGAATGGTCAATTCCATTCTGGTTTAGCATATATTTTCATTCTTATATAGAATGTTGGATACTCGTGGAGCTATTATATTTATTCAAGCTCTATGCGTTACGGTGCTTAATAGCCTTTCGTAATCTATTAAGTTACCTCGGTATCTTCTACTAATGTCATAGTTTTCTACCGATTTTACCCAATTTTAAAACGGCAAAACTTCTACCGTTTTTACGTCCAACAAAAATTAGTGATTCACGGAATCGTCTCATTCCGGTGTCCTTATTTACCCAACCAAACATGCTCCCTACGATGAAATGCTGCCATGGTTGCATAACTAAATGCTTAAAATTACCTTTCGTCGGATGACACTTTTTTTCGATAAAACGAATAGGTCGCCATGCTTTCTCTTCATCAAATACCCAAGGATAATCTGGATCTTCCTTTGATCTTTTTAGATCTTTTAGGTGACGTTCACAGGCTCTTCTTACCCATTCATTACCTACAATCGAACCCTCGGCAACCATCTGAGCATAAAAAGTAGTTAACAAAACGGGAGCCGGTTTATCTAAGATGTGCCCTAGAGATCTCTCCCGTTCTTTATATTTATTAACCCATTCAACAACACCTTGATAATCAAGGTCTAATGGATTTTCATCTAAAAGTGACTTTGTTTCAGCCGTACATAAAACCTCCTTTTAAAAGTCATCATCTGACTTTTCAGGCTCATCATCTTTCTTGCTTATTGCAAGGGATGCACGCGCAGCAGGAGTTAAACCTAATTCTTTTGCTAATTTGTCTAGCTCAGCAGAGAGTTTAAGTTTAAAACCTAAATCAGGATCAAGTTTACCATCGTGATATTTACCATTTTTCTTCAAACGCCGATTAGCTGCGACATATTCACCCCATAAATCAGCATATCGAGCCAAGGTAGTAACATCTGCTTCGTTGAAAAGGTTTGAATCTTTAAATACTTTTAAAATGCGATTATATTCCTTTTTCACCCCCGCATCAGCAGAAATTGGTATATCCATATCTTTTGCTGAAACTTGAAGCTTTTCTTCTTGCTTAATTCTCTTTTTTAGTTGCTTTTTTGTACGCTTATTTGGATTGCCGTTAAGCACCTGCATATAAGCACTTTGAGCATTTCTAGGCATAGCTAATTGGTCTACCTCCTTTCGTTAAAAATTAACATTACGCGCGGTTTTATTATCTATATAAAATAGAATTGGTACACCCTATTTCGACCCACTTTTTTTCAAAAATAAAGCGAATTTATCGTGAAGTGTGGGCCTGCACCGCTCCACCGGTTCCGACTAGGGTTTATTTTTGCCCCCCAGGGGGGCTATATCTGGTAATTTTTCACCATACTTCTTTGTTATTTGTGAACCGTTTCACTAAATTGGTATAGTTGTTTAAGCGTCTCTTTTTCTTTTTCAAAGTCATAGGCTTTTCACGGTGTAGCTTGTTGTGGCACTTTCGGCAAACAGTCACAAGGTTTTCAAGGCTCAATTTTTCCGAGTCGTTTTCCCTTATAGGCTTGATGTGGTGCACTGTATCGGCAAACGTTAGTTCGTTGTGTTGTAAACAAATTTGACAAAGATGTTTATCACGTTCGAGCGCTTGACGTCTTAGCGTTCTCCACGCTTGTGAGTGATAGAAAGTGTTGTTGTTCGTTTCGTATCTGTATCGGTTCACTGTGTCCGCTCTTCTCTCACTGTATTGGGTTGCTGATAGTGTGCAACAAATGACAACAAAGAAGAAAATTCTTTTTTATAAAACAAAAAACAAAAAATAAAAGTAATTTATAATTGTTGTCTTGCTTGTCTATCGTGCTTAGTGTCGTACGTGCTTGCGTCGTGGTGTGTGGTACTATCTACCTATCTAAGTAGTAGCTAGATACCTACCACGTGCAACCCGTGCGTCTGAACTACTGTTCTTATATGCTATCAATATAGCACCTTAAACCGTCCAACGGTTCCGCAATTTTTCCGCAGTAAAAATATAGTTAAATAAATAAACTTATTTAGTATGTAACTTAACAATTATCTTTGTCCCTTGTGTGGACTGTTCCCGCATTGCCTTGGCTTTTGATGGTTGTGTGGTTTTATATATTGTCACTAATAATATATAAGTAAAGTAATGGTGTTGGAACTGTATTAGTTCTTTGCTGTGTTCGTGCTGTTGGTTATCATGGTCTTAACCTTCTGCATTGCTTTCCGTGTTATTTGTGCGGTTAGGTTTTACGCTGTCTTAGTGGTGTGCTTGTCTGTGGTTTGGTTGCTTGTGTTGGTGTGTAGAGTTCTACTCGTCTTATAGATAGTTAGAGATATAGTCTTTAAATCTAATATTAATGCAAACATATGTTCTTTAAAGAGTAAATAAAAAAGGCTACCTAAATAGATAGCCTAGAATAGTAATTCCCTTAGTTCTTAAACGTATTTAAATATAACGTAATGCTGCACGATAAAACAACCAGCCCAGAAACTAGCCTATATGTATCAAAACTATAAAAGACCAAAGTTAAAAGAGCAATTAGCAACGCTATAAAACTAATAAAATTAGTAATAGTTTTCATTCTTTTTTCTTTCATAACTAAGCCCCCGCATGCTATAATAAAACCACAAAAGGGCAAGCCCTTAACGCTCGCCCTCGTGTGGTTACTTCCCTAGTGGTTTGGGTGGTAAAGTAACCATAGCTGAACCAGCGCTATAATAAGGTTTATTAAGGTAGTTAGATAGTTAGCAAATATTAAAACTTGCTTTCTTCTTTCTACCTTTTTGTTTGCCTTTATTTTGTGCTGGTAGTCTTTACGTGACTTATAAGCCAAGTGTTAACCACCTCCCACAATTGGGAATGGTAAAGAGATTTACTCGGTTAAGGCTTTCAAGCTCTTTACATATATTATAATATACCTGTAACCGTATAAAGTCAACAGCTTTTTTTATAAATTATTTTCTTTTTTTAATTGTTCTCGGCGCTGTGCTATATAGCTTTCATATTCATCTAAATCTTTTGAACTTGCATAATCTAAAATAAATGACTTACCACGGCTTTTATAGTTATATATTTTACTTTTTTCTTTATTCTTCTTGTTCCACTTATCGCGCGCTTTTTTTTGTGACTCAGTTGCCATTGTTTTCGTCTCCCAACTTTACAAATAAAAAAATTATAATACCTATAAAAAATATTGTTGCTAGTATTAAGCTTCTTTCTTTTATTGCACTCACTAAAAAGCCTAATAAAACAATTAAAGTGATGCTATTTTGAATTGTCTTTCGTCTCATTGCTTTCGCCTTCTTTCAGCTCTTGGCGCTTATCTTCTATAAGTTGCGTTAAGTCGTCTAAGTCTTTTAGGCTTGCTAACTCTTTAATAAAACGCTTAGCCGTTGACCGTGCTACATAAAGCTGTTGTTTGCTTGGGTGTTTATCTTTATATTTTTTACTTGCTTTTAACTGTGCTTTGCTTGTTTTCATCTATATAATTCCCCATATAAATAGAAAGGGCAAGCCGTCCGACTTACCCATTTTATAGCTATCTACTTCTTTTTATTATTGTTTACAACGGCAATTATTCCCGCTATAATGATAATTAAGAAGTAGGGACTAGCAATAGTTATTGTGATGGTCATTGCTTACCCTTTCTATTGTTGCCGTGGGTTCTGCAAAAGCCCACGGCTTTTACTTTGCCACGTGTGAGGTTTCCGGTTTACCATTCCATCCCCCTCACAAGTATTATATTATGCCTTATAAGATATAAAATCAATAGAAATATATAATTTTTTCAAAATAAAAACGGCTATTTTTAGCCGTCTTTTTTATATTGTCTTAGGATATCTTAAAACCCTAAAAACTTTCTAAATTTCTTGCTAACTGTAAAAGCACCCGCTAAAAAGCTAACTATAATAATTGCTATTAAATCAACCATGTTTCTACCTCTTACTATTCGTCAATTTCATCGCTTGCAATTTCGCCCGTTGTATCGAATTCTTTGGCTTGTGCTGGTGTAAGCTTAATTGTTTCGTGCTTTCCCGTTTTAGTATTGATACTGTCGCGGGTTTCGGTCTTGCACTCGTCAAGCTGTTTCTTCATCTTCTTAATTTTTGCGTCTTTTTCCTTATTTTGGGTTTTAACGTCTTTTAGTTGCTTTTCATATGCTCTTAGCTTAATAAAACGCTTGTGGGCTACTTTCTTTCCTCTTGTTCTTACTCTTTGGCTTGCCTGAACTTGGTTGGTTAAGCTATCAATGTCTTTACTATTTTGAATGTTGGAAAATCCTAAAACACAAACTAAAACTAATAAAATTGCAATTACTAAATTTTTACCTTTTAACATCTTCATAACCTCTTTCAATTTAATAAATCTTTTCTACTTTTTACTATGATCTTGAATATAAAGCGCATTATCATAAAACACCCATAGGGCATAGCCTAAGAATTTCGCTTGCTTTAAAGTGGTGACTTCTCCGCTTTCCACTCTAGACAAAACAAAATCGCCCCAATACTCTCGAATGCTTTCGCTATAAAATACCTGGTTGTTGTCTTGCTCCTGCTTAATCCATTTTTTTAGTTCTTCTTTTTCTATAGGTTTCATTTTTATTGCTCCTTCAAAGTCTTAATAAATTTTTACTACTTTTACGCCATTTACTTGATACAAGTTAAATACTTTATTCTTTAATCTACTTTCAAACATCTCTCGAACCGTTTCAGGTTGCCAAGCACTCATATAAAAAACGATATTGTTAAGCTTGTTTCTTTCATATGTTGCAATAGCGTTATACTTGGCAAAGTAAGCTAATTTTATTTGTTTGCCGTTTGCTTCAAATCCTGCTAGCTTATCAGACTTATAAAAGTTAAATTCATTTTTTAAATTTTCATCCGTAAAGAAGTAAGATGATGCTTCTTCATCAATATTAAAGATCTTGAATCTTCTTTCTTCATTTCCTGCTAATTCGTCTTTTATATACGTAATAGTTTCTTTTAGGCTTTCAAAGTATGTTACGCCGTCATTTATAGCCAATGGCCAAAGCACCCACGCATTTTGGTCTTGATCCCATTCAAGCGCTCCATACCGCTCTTTGTTTAACTCTACCATGTAATTTTCTTCACTATTTTTAATAAATTTAATTTCGTTCATAATAAAACCGCTCCTAATCTATTACCAATTCATAGACTAAAAGCGGTTTAATAGTTCATTTATGCTATTAAAGGCTTCTAGCCTACTTTTATAATTGTTTGACGACTGTTATAAGTTTTTGAGTTTGCTCAGTGTTCCCGCACTGGGCTTTTTTTGTTTCCTCTTTAACTTACAAATATATATTATCATGTTACTAGTAACATGTAAAGCTTTTTATTTATTTTATTTATTTTTTTATTTTCTTCTTCTCTCAACTGTTTAACTCTATCAGCTAAGAAATCTCTAAAAAGCCCTACATCTTCACGCTTCATTTTTTTTAAAATGAAATTTTTTGCTGCTGATTTATCAGAGTTATAGCGATTTCGATCTTTTTGCTTTTTTGCTTTTTTATCTCCTTTACTAGCTTTTTCGTCTAACTTGGTTCTGTAGTCTTTTGATGAATCTTTATTCGCTTTCATTTTCTGCCTTCTTAATATGATATAATTACATTAAAGGACATAAAAGCTATGGAAATTGAAACGGTCGTTGCTTTTGCGCCCTTTGCTATTAAATTTATTAAAGTCTTGAGGTTTCCACCTTTGAGGCTTTTTATTTTACCTCAATCAACCTTACAGCATTCATATTACTAGTAACATATAAATTAGTCAACCCCCTTTTTTAAACTTTTTTGCTAAGCTGTAACCCTTGTTAAATAAGGATTTCTATATAGAAGTATATAGGCGCGTCTAAAAGATTTTCAAAAGTATGGATACAATTAGAAGTGTAAAGAAATTAAGGGCTGTAAAAAGTAATTATAGTTACTTAGCCCGCCTTATATTAGTTCTTTTTAGTTTAATAATTGTTCTCTTCCTTATATAGGTAGAAAAAAAGGCAATAATATACGTGTATATTATATATTATGCTATACATGTATAGGCTTTATACATAGAAGAAAGGTTTCTTCAAGAAAATATTTTTCAGGGATGAAAGCTAAATAAGCATATTAAAAAAGCATGCTTTTTTCAGAAAAAATTTTTCTTCTGTATATAAAAAGCATGCTTTTTCTGGTAATAAAATCTCTTATTTTCCAGGATTAGTAGGATTTATGAGAATGCAGCTGGTAAATATCAATTGAAATTGAGTGGTCATGTGCCACATATGTCGATTCGATGTAGTAATTTCCCAGATGACATGGGTCGTTATATGCATCCAAGAAAAACATCATTTTTCGGTTACCGGCAATGTATGATTGCCAAACTACACGTGGTTGATATCGATATTGATCCATAAGTTCAGCAGGAAGTTTCAATTGTTCCCAAGTCTTATGAACTGATTGATATAAAAATCTTTATCTTGCATATTTAATGTACTTCTTTCTTAGATTATGAGCTGATTGTAGTTTTGCTTCTACGTATTTACGCGAACTATAGTTTTTATCAGTAAGCCAGTCGATGCCACTAATTCTTGTGGCTTCATCATAAATCATTGCATTAGTGATATGTATACGTCGTTTCATCCAATCACTGTTTAACAGCATTTCAGCTTTCCATCTATCATGTTTGTTCATCTTATAGCATCCCTTCATGGGGTGCTTTTTATATTTAACGGTTCTTTTGCTCACGTCGTTAACCTCCTATTACATTTAGGACATCTCTTTACTATTGACATATAAGCGCTGTTTCTCCCGTAAGAATCTGTAATTTCTCTATATAAACCATAGCAATTATTGGCTTTAACCAGCATTTTAATTTCACTTACCCAATTAAGAGGATGATCCCACAAATTTTCTATATCTAATGATGAAAAGATGTAGCCATGATATAGATTTTCTTCTTTAACCTTTGTTGGTATTTCTAATTCAGCAATTTTAGTTGTTTCATCATTCCCTATGTGAAAATCACAAAAAGAACACCACCAATTACTCTTTGTTCTTCTGCTACCATATATTCGTCTTATTTCGTAAACTTGATCTGAGTTCAGATTTATTGGATCATTTTTCATATGAAATATATTGAAATCTGGCATTACTAAGTCTCCTGCTTTACTGAAAAAACAATTTTTGAAATGAAAAATATACCCCCCTATCATTTTTGAGACGATTATTTTTTTGGGTTTTGACTAGGAATAGGATAATCTGGCTCAGAATTAAACTCATCCCTTATTTGTTTAATATCTTGTTCACTCAACTTATTTAGGCCTCTCTTTATTCCTTTCTCAAATTCTTTTGCAGTCACATTTAATTTTCTCTTTTCTATTTAATAAGCAACGCCCCAGTTTGTAAGAGCTAGGACGTTTATTTTTTATTCTAACTAGAAACGGTCGCAAAAACGGCCGATTAGCTTTTCAACCGCATTTTATACTCCCTATAAAGCTATCTTAGTTTCATTATAGGGATGATTAATAATGGTCACAATCGAGTTAAATATAACTCCTACAAAATTTAAACCGGTTAAAATCGACGGGTTTAGAATACGAATATTTTTAAGAACATTAAAAAACGATTGCTTTTCTTTAGCTCGTATTTTTACATTAGATATTATACTTTAGATATGGAAAAGATAGCAGGTTTACAGCACCTAGTCAAAAAAGCTGGAATTTATAGCGGGTTTACAGTACCCAGCCAAAAAACTGGAACTTATAGCGGGTTTGCGGAGCCCAGTTAAAAATCGAATTTCCACTAATTAAATAATTATGTCAGAGCGCTAGTTTACTAGAGCTCTTTTATTTTTCTTTCTAACTCATCTAGTCTTTTCGATAACTGATCGTCTTTCTTTCTAATTTCATCGTTCCTATCCTCAAATAGAGTGGTTGTGTTAGAAGTTAATAGTCCAACAGTATCTTTGCTTTTCTTTTTATTATATCCCCAATGAAATGCTTTACTCATATTTTTAAAAGCATCCTGGAGAGAATTTGCAAAATCGTTTAGAGAATCAAAAGTACCTCTTTTACTTTTTTTACTTTGTTCTTTTTCAAGCTGCCATTTAGGTTTTATTCTTTTTGTCACTTTATCCATCCCTCCCTACAAAAAAAGCCCTCCTGTAATCAGAGAGCTTACTTTGATACCTACTCCTACGGCCATCAAAGTTGATCTTAAAGTTATTATACTATCTATCTCTAATCAATGTATGATTACTTAAAATCTAATGTTTCTATTTCGATTAATTAACGGTTTAAATACTTTTTAAAGAGCTTAGAATGCTCCTCTCAGCACTAACTTTTTATTAGTCACTTTCAATTTCTATGTCTTCAAGATCTGATAATTTTATATACATTCTAGATGTTTTCCAATCTATCGCATAATCTTTTGGCTTTATCCATCCATCGCTCCAATAATATTTATCGCTTAATTCATTAATATATGAAGTTCCAAAGAAAACTTTAGAAATACTGTATGGTATTTTACTCTGTATTCTATCAAAAGATACATATTTGACATTTAATGCTAGCGATTGTTCTAGTTGAGCTTCATTAATAAATCCTGTAAGGACTAACTTTTTATTTTTTAACTTAATCTTTGCGATAGCATCTGATTTGTATCTGGAACAGAACTCATCGAATTTGTTTTGAACCGAATTCTGTGTTATTTCGTTTTGTTTTTCTTCAAGAAAATTTTTTAATTTTTCATTTTCTAATGTGATTTCTTCTTTTTCAAGTTTTAGTGTATCAATTTTCTCTTGTAATTCTAATTCAACATCTTTTTTCTTAAGAGTTTTAAGCTTTGCAATCAGTAGTCCTATTGCTATACCAATGCAAAAATAAAAAATAATAAGGATGAGTATGTTTTCCATTATTTCCTCTGTTATCTACCTACTATAAGTGTGACCGTTAATCTTAATATGCGTGTTATCAGTAAGCTCGACTTCATCCCCTACTTTGATCTTGTCATATATCTTTTTAGGAACAGCAATTGCTTTATCGTCAACTTTAATCCACCGCATATTTTTCTTTTGAGCTTCTTGTTTTACCTTTGTAGACTCATTATTATGTGAATTCCAGAACCACCAAGGCATCCACGGATAATAGTAGCTAAACATTGGTCGTCTATAATAAGCGTCGCAATACCCATGCCAATATAAGTAATCTGATCTATAGGAATTACTGCTTAAAGAATGATATGTGGTGGTCGTTTTTGCACGTTCAATACTTTTAGATACTTTCGGCGTTTGTGGCAAACGATTTATAGCTTTTGTAGTCGGAGATATTGTTTTAGCAGCACCCGTATTTGATGTTTTACTACTTGTATTTCCTGTACTAGTATTTGTTCTAGTTGTGCTATTAGTAGCATGCACGGTAGAACTTGAACCGTGGACGTTATTAGAATGTGGTGTGGCCGAAGTATGGGGTGTACTTGCTGGACGAGATGTAGGTCTAGCAGTAGTTGGATGGTTTGCTGGATGCGAACTAGGGTGTGCAGAGGGATGAGATGATGGATGGGCAGATGAATGACTTATAGCATAAACGTTATTACCAGTTGTACCCAAAGAAACAGTTGCTAGTCCTAAAATAGTGACTATTTTTGCTATACGCTTCATTATTCTTTCTTTGTTACCTTTCCTTTAATTACAGGCTGGTTATACATAGTATATGGTGCACGATAAATATAATAAGTATCATCTTTAAACTTAACATAGGGGGTCTCAAGATCAGGAACTATGATTTCCTGGTAATTATCAGAACCATTTTTTAAGTCTTTCTTTACCAGTACTCCTGACTTATAGAACCCTAAAGAATAATATTGATGTTCAATATCACTATTCGCCTTAGCTTCAAAATAAGCTAGCTTATACTCTTTGTCCTCCGCCATTGCACTAGAATGAGGATCACTTGCAGCATTACCATCATTGTTTGATGAGGAACATCCCGTTGTTAATGCTAAACAGCTCAATGCAATTCCAAATAATCCAATTAGCTTTCTTTTCATCTTATTTCCTTCTATCATTAAAGTTTTACTTCATCTACTTCTTCGATTTTGTTTACTGGGATGCTGAAATCAACTAGACAATAATTTCTTCCACCATCTTTTGGCATTACAAGTCCACTGCCCCAGCTTACTGTTGCATACTCTATCCGTTTGGCATAACTCATCACTTTATCAAAAAATACAAATCCTTTTTCTGATTGTAAAGCTTTTTTCATGTCTTCTGGTTTACATACTACATAAGTATGAGTAGATTTATCCGATTTGATGTATCTAACTTTATAGACTTTTCTTCCATTTAGCATATTAGCTAAACGTGCACTTGCTTCTTCTGTATTCATTTTGCTATTTACCATTTTGCAATTTGTCCTATTATTTTTTGCACTATAAATTTTGCTTAATTGCTTTTACACCATCAGTAGAATATAACCACTGATAAATTTCACGACTTGAATGCTTAGCTTTATTAGTCGCCCATCTACCAAATTGATTTTCGCCAGGTTGGTCTGCTTTAATTCCGATTTTATTTGCAAGACGCCCTACTTTGTTAGCAGAGATTCCTAGTTGCTCTCCAACTTGTGTAGCCGAGTAAAAGACTTTCTTCATGACTGGCAAGAATGTTTTACCGGTAATTTCGCTCGCAGCTTGCATTAATAAAGCCTGCTTAGTTTCGTTGTCGTCAGTTAATTTAGCAATTTCATAAATTGCTGTACCTTTTGCTGTTAGAGCCTTGTCCCGTGCAATTTGCTGATTTATTTTTTCAAATTCTGTTGGTTCATGATATTCAATTTGTGCTCTCATATTGAAGTAGTTGTTTAAAAGTTCTTTATAAATTTGTGTAGCCTTTTCATCATTCATAAATTTAATAAGCATTGAATATCCACGTTCTGAAAAAAGGTAGATGTGGTTGGCATTACCCCATTGAGCTTTAGTGAACATGTTTTGTAAAACAGATGCGGCAGACGCATTTGTTTTTAAATCAATCACATCAATACCATCTTCAAACCACTTTCGATTGTTATTAACAATTCGATTGATATTTCCAATTGGTTGATTGTGAATTAAAGCAATATCTTTACCGAGCATTGCTTTCTTGCCTTCACCAAATCCACCTTCAATTCCAGTGAACTTAATTGATCCAATATGTTCTTCACCTAATATTTTTAATTCATTCATTTACATCCCTCTTGTTTCAGAAATATTCTTTATATCACAAACACGGATCCTAAATTGAGTAACCTGGTAACTTTCAGCATTCCAAATTTCTGAATCTTTAAAGTCATCAAACCATTGATAACGAGAGTGAATTTTATCGTCTTTCATCAAGTCAATCTCAATATGTAATTTATTTAAGTCTATAAAGCCGGATTTTGTTAACTTTATATCAAGTACATTTGGTTCATCAATGATGTAAATTGACCTCAACTTGTCAGCAACAAGACAGTTAACTTGATATATTTTCTTATTACCCTCTAATAAATCTGATAATGTATGTACTACTTGATTTTTCATCGGCTATTACTCCCATCTTGCTTGTTCTTCTATGAATTCAATGTTTTTTATAGGGATTTTCACAAATCTTAATCGATAATCCTTCACTGAATCGTCAGGTTCTTGAAAATCATCTTGCCACTCAAAATCCACATAATCTTCGGACGGATAGGTGCTACCCCGTTCAGATACAGTGATATAAATATGTTTTCCCACATAAGACTCAATCTTATTGAAAGCCATTAGATTTTCGGAGTTATTTAGTTCCTCGTCATATGCTGCAACATAAATACAGTGTAGTTCTTCACTAATAGTGTAATAAACACGATAAACTTTCTTAGTTCCAATTAACTCTCTTATTTTTTCTGTACTTTTATCTTTATTAGTCATTTTAGTAATGCAATTTCAATTCCTTTGCTATGTCTTCTAGAAAATCATTGAAAGCATCATATGCCTTGGTCTTGCTAACAGGGATGACATGTGCAATCACTAGATCAGCAATGGTTAAATAACTTCTGTTTCTTGGAGCTTTAAAATACAGTTCGTTTACTATCTGTTGTACGTATTCTGGTGCTTCTTCATAGCATGCTTTAATAGTAAAGTGTTCACGTCGAAGATTGTTTAATCTGATATCTTCATCCAATGTAATTAGCATACGGTCGACACTATCATTTGGTTTATATTGAGCTTTACCGCCACCCACATTTTCATCTACTGGAATAAAAGGGTGACGAAGCTCAAACTCTCTTTGAGCCTTATATTTGTGATAGTTCATGTAGTCTTCGAGTAGAGATTCGATATAAGCTCGGGTTTGTCTCCTCAATTGCTGTCACCTCTAATTCTTACGTGTAAAATGATTAATAAGTGCAGCCAAACCGCCAAGCACAAACCCAACACCCCAAATGGCGAAATATACCACTGTAATAAGTGCTAAAAAATTAGCGATAAATAGAGTGCATGGTAACAAGGTATGCGTCATGTTAAAAATTAAATTATTAAAGAAATTAAACAAATGTTCTTTCCTCCATAAAAGAAAAGCGACCAGAAGAAAGGAAATCTGGACGCAAGACTAGTAATGATTGAATTTGAATTGTAAGGTTACAGCCTTTTAGTTTAGGCTATATAGATATCATAGGAATTGCACCTATATCTCCGGTGAATGTATGGCGGTGTTCTACTTGAACTAAATATCTACCGCAGGCTACCATCCTACCTACAAAAAAAGCAGTCTGAAAATAGATAGTCAATTTAAGCAGCTCTGATACTTAAATTGAAAAATAATGGGTCACGGCACTACGTATAGAAAATGCTAGAATCGAACTAGAATAGTTATAGTGTTAATATTTATGAGTATCTCTTGGTATTAGCAAATTTTCGGACAAAAATAGCAAATTAATATATAAAACTATTACGACCACTTCGTCATTCCCTAAAAATGTGTGGGTCTTATTAGGACCTAGGCAACTTTCACAAGGACTATATTAAAACTACTAGCAATATATCTCGTACTTACAGGAGCGACCTGTAAGCTGATATACGTTTTATAAGCTAGGACGTGGACCAATCCCACTCAACTTTCACTCGAAATACGATTGTATTCTGTATTTATATTGAAAATGCACCATTTGAGCTACTTGTACAATACTCGTGTGCTTATAGCTGGTTTTTATCCCAGCGTCAAGGTGCTACAATCTTATTCTCTAACACTCTTTTGGTTCTATTAACTAAGAGAAAGTCAATATTAACTAGAGTCCCTACACCTGCTATCATTCAACGCAGGTTCGGCATTTATTCGATTGCCACACGGTATTTGTTTTTAGTTTCCTGTGTGTTACCCCTTGCTTCTAACCTAGATTGCTTTCTTTCACAATGCCCTCTAACAACTACGTTTTGGACTAGAAAATATTTGCGGTATCCCTCAAATACGTTCACTAGGTTTTTACAAGAAGTATTGCTGGAAGGATTTTCAGTCCCTTATGCACCAGCTTCACACAAATTGCGTATCAAGGAGTCGAACCTTGCCTCACTATATTTTCGTGAGTGCCAACATACGCACCACAAGTTTATCCTCGCCATTTGCACTCCATGGCTGTGTAATGATCCATCACTAACTTGTAAAAGTGTTGCTCTTATTGGGGTCCACTATTTAAGCGCTACTAGTGGATCGATCTTTTATCGTAAGCAATAGCCCATTAATATAATGGCAACTGATGGAATTGAACCACCGACGACCCAGAACTTCACTCTGGCGCCCAACTGAGCTAAGTTGCCAACGTGCACGATTTCTTCGTGACTAACTTGGTATTTATGTACGATTTACCATTACCGCACATAATTGTTTATTTGTTTATATTAGTCGTTAAACTCTCAAATATCGACTACTCATGGCAAAGGCAGGACTCGCACCTGCGAAACCTTTCGGTGGCGGATTTACAGTCCGCTGTCGTTGCTACTGGACCACTTTGCCCAAACAGGAAAGCTGCTTTCCTTAAGCATCGCTTTCACAATTAATTGGAGGTTTCGCTTTCTCTGCATTATTGACGGAATGATGCGCATTACACCGTCATCTTCAATTAATTAACCTATTATGCCTAAATTAGCAATTAAGATTAGTAAACCAGTTTCAGGGTTGTATTTATACCCTAATAAGTGAGCGTGGAGTCGAACCACCAAGATAGCGGATGTAAAAATATTCTGACCGAAATAAATAATTCAATATAATTTTGTGCTATCCTTTATTCACTTAGCAATTAGATTTGCAAACTATATATTGGTTAAAATCAAAAATCCAATTGCGCCAAGACAATCAAATGCACTGACACTTTTTCAAAAAATAAGACGAATTTGCTTCCACTTTGTCAACTACCCTAGAATGAATT